GGAAATGTCTCCACGTCAAATATGGAAACGTTTTATACAGATAGAACAAGGTTGGAGTGAAGAAGAGTTAGCTAAAAAGTATGCTCAGTCTAATTTCAAAATGGCAGATAAGTTTGATTGGTTGAATGTAGATTATCAACCTTGCTTTGCTATAGAACTTGAAAAAAGAATAAGTATGCTACCAATAAAACCAGAGATTGTTATTATTGACCATATGGGTTTAATGTTATCTAAACATAGAGATTTAAATCTTAAGATGGAAGAAATAGCAGGTGCATTAACGGATGTAGCTATAAAACATAATGTTATTGTTATGGCAATATGTGAGATAACTAAGTCAGCAATGCAAGAAGGTATGAGCATATCATCAGTTAGAGGTTCTTTTAGAATTGCTTACAATGCTAGTAAAATACTATCATTAAGTACTTCTAAGGATGTTGAAACTGGTGATGTAAAATCAATGGTTATTAAAACAGAAGCTAACAGAGAAAGAGGAGCTTTAAATGTTCTTCTTAAAGTTAATGGAATTAAAATAGAAGCACCGACAGGAGGTCTAAATGGCTAAAAGAAGTCTAAACCAAATAAGTAGTGATATTATGCTGGTTCAAAATAGCTTTGAATTAACTGAACAAGAGATAGATGAACAGTTAGATTTATTGCATGATGAACTACATGATAAAGAAAATGGTGTTTATTGGTTTCATAAAAATCTAGACAGTAAAGTTGCTTTAGCTAAAGAGTATAAACAAAAAGCTGATGATGTAATTAAAAAGCTTAAATATACTCAAGAAAGACTAAAGCAGCTTGTTCTAGAAGCTTATGCAGCTAGTGGACAACTTCCAGCTCATGATGAATTCAATCCTATTAAAGTAATGGAAACAGGTAAGGTAGATATATTAGATGAATCTAAAATACCTAATGAATATTACATTGAGAAGATTGAAACAAGGCTGGATAAAAGAAGAATACTTGAGGAATTAAAAGAAGGAAAAGAAATTCCTGGAGTAGCGTTAAGGAAAAATAAACATGTCAGGGGGTTGAAATGATACATCCTTATGGTGAGATAAGAAAAGTACCTTTAGATTATCAAGGCATAACTTCTTCAGCATACGCTGTACAAAGAAGAGATGCAGATAAAGAAGGTGGATTAATATGGAAGGAATGTGGAGTAGTTGGTAGTAACTATCTTCTTGTTCCTAATAGTGAAGTAAGAGACCTAGCGAATGAAATAGCAACTGAATCTAAACATGAATGGGAGCCTATGAAGACTTTCTTTGATGGTAAGAGATACATACATTTCATGCAGTGTAAAACAGAAACTACAGAAATAGCTAAAGGTGATGATATTGCTTTAGGTATGGGTTTTTGGAATAGCTACGATGGGTCTACAGCGTTGCAGTTTAGAACGTTCCTCGTAAGATTATTATGTACTAATGGTATGATAACAAAAGACTTCATGAATTTGATGAGGTTCAAGCATAACAATAAATCAGAAGGTTATGAGGAGCAGATAATAAACGCTGCTAAAGTAGTTGATAACTGTGGAGAAGATATTGAAACAGTTGCAAATAGAATGAGAAGTATGGTAGAAATGCCAGTTAATTTAAACAGATTAGCTCATATAAGAGAGAATCATTTAAGTCACATCCCAGTTACTTTATGGGGTAAAATTAGCAGAAGGTTCTTAGATGGTTATGGATGGAATAATCTAAATAATAGAATCGATGTTAATATGTGGGATTTCTATAACGCATGCACAGATGTTTTGTGGCATGAAGAAAAACCAACCATGGCTTCGTTTGAGCATAATCAGGTAATAACTGACAAATTGCTTAAAGCTATGGCTTAATTAGAGGAACGCCAGGAACCTGCATCTTCTACCTTTCTAGGGTGCAGGTTCTTTAACATATAAAGCCTATGAGACTCACGTCAGTATGAAATAGGACTACCGAGCATGGCTTTATATAACTAAGGAGAAATATGAAATTTATAACACGCAAGACTATGATAATAAGGGAGTCAGGACGTAGCAGTGATTACATTACACCTAGTTTTGGTTTTGGGTGTTTATATAAATGTGAATACTGTTATATGAGAAGGCATTTACCAAATGGATTAACAATTTCTAAAAATACAAATGAAATAATAGATGCTATAGCTAGACATTTATGGCTATTAAAATGGCCTAAAGAACCTAACCAAACACATAAAGAATATTACACGTATGATTTTAGCTGCAATGAAGATTATGTGTTGCATGCAAGATACCACGAATGGGAAAAGTTGTTTGATTATTTTAAACACGAACCTAAAGCAATGGGTACTGCTGCAACAAAATATGTTAATAAAAAATTACTAGATTATAATGCAAATAAAAAGATACGTATTAGATTTAGTATAATGCCTCAGATTATGTCTGATACATTAGAACCAGGAACTTCCAGTATTATAGATAGAATAAAAGCAGTTAATGATTTTTATGAAGCTGGATATGATGTTCATTTAAACTACTCTCCTATTATAGTCTACAAAGATTACATAGAAGATTACATAAAATTATTTAAATTAGTTGACATGAACATTGATAAATCGATTAAAAACAGAGTTAAAGCAGAGTGTATATTTTTAACACACAATGAAAAGATGCGTAAAATTAATTCTAAACAAGTAGATAAAATCTTATGGACACCAGAGAATCAGGAAATTAAAGTTTCTGAGTATGGTAATCAGAACATAAGATATGAACATAAACTAAAAAAAGAGTATATAAATAACTTTTTAACAATGCATAAAGATAAATTGCCTTGGCAAGAAGTAAGGTATATATTCTAAGGAGAAAGAATGGCAAAAAAACCAACAATAAGAGAGATAGAAGAAAGATTAAACTTAGTAACTTCACAGCTTAATTTTTCAACAAGAATGTTAGAGAGTATAGGAGTAGCATTTAGTAATTTTGTTAGATTTCTTGACAAAGAAGAGGAGTTTAAAAAATACTTAGAGAATAACAAAAACCTTCATAAATTAAACAAGGAGGAGAATGAAGACCGAAAAAAAGGACATCTTGACCAGAATAATGCAGTATCAGATAAAAAAATACGGAAAAAAGATGATGAAAAAAAATAAGATAAATTGGAGACAATATGAAGAGATGTCCTAAGTGTGGTTACTCTGATGAATCTTTTAATGATATGATGGACAGAGTAATAAAAGAAGTTAGTGATAGACACAAAAAAGAATTGGGATTTGGTATTCCAGATAATGTTGAAACAATAAAAAATAATGAAATTAGGAGAAGCGAATGGCAACCAGAAAAACGACAAAAAAAGCAGAAGTAAAGCAAGATAATATAGAAGAATTTATTGAGCTTGCTAAAGAATTAAAAGAAATAGTATTAAATCTTAATCAAAGAATGGGTGAGGTCGAATCTGTTCAGAATAGAATAAAACAAAGGTTAGGATTGTAATGCTTTTAATTGACAAGGATATGTTGATATCAAAAAAATACATAAAGAAAACTTTTATGAATTATGGGATTCAAATGAATGAAGCTGCATTAGAGCAAGTGTGTCAAAAATTAAAAAGTGATATACATAACTATGCTATGAATGCAAAAGATTTAAGCCTTAAACGCTTAACTGAAGATAAAGTTCCAATAATAATAGGAGATTTTTCTAATGAATCTTAGAGAAACTGCAGAAAATCTTGTAGAATTTGCTAGACATAGCAAGCAGGAAGAGCTTGTTAATGTGGTTGATGCTGTTGTAAATTTCGCTAGGGAACAAAGAATAAACATTCTTAACGAAACATTACAATTATTAAAAGAAGGTATAGCTTATGAAGCCATCATCAGCCAAAGGAAAAGGCAGGAGACTACAAAACTTTCTGAAGGAAAAGATATATAGTTATTTCCCTACATTACGAGAAGGTGATGTAAAAACAGCTGTAATGGGAGAGTCTGGTGAAGATATAATCCTCTCTCCCGCAGCACGGGATATAATACCTTTTAGCTTTGAATGTAAAAATCAAGAGAGGCTAAATATATGGGAATCCTTGTCTCAATCAGAAGATAATTGTGGGGACAACATACCTGCTGTAGTATTTAAAAGAAACAGAACTAAAACATATATAGCTCTTGAACTTGAAGAGTTTTTAAAAATTATAGGAGAAACTAATGAATTACCAAGAAAAGAAGAAACTTAAGGACGAAATAACGATAGCTATCTACAACAATCTTATTCAAGATATAATGTCAAATGTAGATAATTATGATGACTTACCAGCTAGTATAAAATTACAATTAAATATAGCTATGAGAAAATCTAAGTATATAGTAGATAATGTTGATTGATTTATTAATATTTTTAATACCTAATATTATAGGTATGTATTTACTATGGAAGCTTTTTACTTAATCGTCTATTAATTCTTTAGCGATTGGATTTATAGCTTTATTCCAAGGCATATTACCGCCTCTAAATACATTGCTAGCATCTATTAGGTTATCAAAACCTCTTTTAGAAGAACTGCCTATAATTTGTGCTAATGCAACTATACTATCAAATTTCCACATAGGTAAAAAACCAAAGAATCCTTTGCGCATATAGTATTTAATCATTTTTTCTCTATCTTCTTCATCATCTGCATTCCCACTTAATATTACCCCTATTATCATAGGAACAGATATTGATAACGATACTAAATCAGATGTAAATCCTCTTAATCCCTTAGAACCAGAACCGTAATACATTGCACTCTTAACGATTCTAAGGCCTGGAATAGTAAGTAAAGTAAATACATCAAAAGCTACTGTTAATGGTAGTTGTGTTATCATAAACTTTTTTAATGCTGCTATTTCAGGATTAGTTGTTCTTAAAGTTTTTCCCCTATGCCTTGCCATTGTATAAAACATTTTTCCAATAGCTTTAAAATCAAAAGCATTACTTTCTATATTTTTCATACTCTCCATAGACGCATAAGCCTCTTTCCACAACCTTACATCAGCTCCAAACTTTTGATTAGACCAATACTTAAACTTACCTTGGAGCATACCCCATCCATTATAAAAATACTCACCTACTGCTTGTGTAGATAATCCAAAATTAACTCTTTCTTGATAACCCCTACCTATTTTAATTGCTTCATTTATATCCTTAGTATCTGTAAATTTATACCAAGGAATATCTTGATTCATTAAACCTGCTCTTTGAGCTCTATTTAATCCTATAACAAAACTAACACTTCTTATCCATCTTTCAGTAGCACTCATTGTTAAAGCTTTATTACCAACATTAAATAATGTAGTAGTAGCTATATAACCTTCTACTGCAACACTAGCTGATTTTTTAATAAAAGGACTCCAAGGTCTTTGTTTAATAGCATCAGCAAATACAAACTCTTTTTCTATAGCAAATTGAACTAATTTATTAGCAAACATAAGTCTTTTTTCTTGACCTATTTGTTTTCTTCTTCTTTTTATCTGTTCTTTAGTAAGGCCAAATTTTAAAAAATCTTCAGGTTTTAATATAGAATTAGATTTTTCTAATAATTCAGTTACTGTTTCTAGGAATTTTTCTGTATTTTTTGACCAAGATTTGGGGGATTTTTGATTACTATTAGCCCAATCCATCATAGCTTTTAATACTCTATTTGCTATAGCATTTTCTAATTGTCTGTCTATAATTCCATTTACCATAGATTTGCTAAAAAAATCAGAGAATTCTGTAATACCAGAAGCTTGTATAATTCTTTCTATATTTTTTCTTTTTGTAGGGTCAACTAAGTCTCTTCTAGCAGCTTGAAACTCTGAAAAAGATGAATATATTATATTTCTTAATGTATCTGTCATATTTTGAACAGTAGTTCCAAGTCCAGCTAAATAAGTCCCAGATAAATAACTTGATATAAATCTATATGTTTTAGCTAATTGTAGAGCAGTTTTATTTCTACCTGGTATGTAATTCAACATATTATTAATACCCTCTACTGTATTTGGAGTAGGCAGTATTCTATTTAAAAATCCAGTTCTAAATATATCTGTTCCATGAAAAGGAACTTTAAATAAGTTTATAGCTGACCTAGAAACAACTTTATGCATTCTGTCTGAATTCTTATTCTTAGATGTTACTATACTTTTTATTAATTTGGACACAAGTATGTTTCTTTCAACTGTACCAGACATATTCCTTAAATAATCAAAATACACACCTTCATCTGTCCTGGCTTGGCCTCTATCGTAAGCATTTGATATTCTTTTAAAGAATTTATTATCATTAACTAAAGCTAATACTTGATTGTGAACTACATCAGTAGGGTAACCATCTAATTTTTTAGATAAAACTTTAGCATAATTTAATTTGGAATTATATACTCTAATTGTTTTACGTAAATGAGCCAGTTCACTATCGTCAAACTTATTACCTAACTCATCCTCTTTATTATCATGTAGTTTTGTTATACTATCAACTGTATTGTCAAGTTCCATTATTAATTTGTCTAACATTGGTTTAAATAAATCTTCATTAAATTGACCAGGCCAGTGATTCTTTCTTTTTTCAACCTTAGAACCAGTAACTAATATAAACTCATCTTGTATCATAGGTTCAAATGCTTTGTGCAATGTCTCGTAAAGTTCTAATTGTTCCTCAGTTAATTTTGATAGTATTATTTTACTTAAATTTTTACTTGTCTCAGTTTTGTTTCTAAACATTATCTGGAAAACTTCTTGTCTTTTTAAATTAGGAAATGCTTGATGTAATTCATCAGCTATATTATCTAATGAACCTTGCATAGCTTTTTGAAAGTATTCAAATGATGCATTATCTATTTTTCTAGCTTCATTTACTAGTTCAAAGAATTTTTTTCTAGCCTTTGCAGGCATTTCTATATAGTAATCTCCTTTTTTCTTATTTTGAGGAGTGAAGTCTTTTAATAAAACAGCATTTTGCCAACCATGTTTAACATCGTTGCTTTTTTCATAAAATTGAACAAAATTTCTTTCGTTAGTAATTGGACCATAATCAGCATAAATCATCCATTCACCGTTATCATTTTGAAATATTCTTCCTTCCATAAATCTTGAAAAGAATGATGTATATTTAATGTCTAAATCAGGGTCTGAACTTTGCGGATGATAACTTACTAGATTTTGGATAGACTCATAAACATTATTCATACCTTTCCAAACAGTTTTTTCATTTTTATCTTTTAATTTACTTGTAAATCTATCAATCCTATGTGAAACTCTATTAGCATAACCATTTACAGCTCTTTGTATAATCCAAAATGCACCAGATGGTTCTTTTGCTCCTCTTTGTTTTGGAGTAATTAAATTTGTAAATATTCCATTAAAGTTTGTAAGTCCTACACCTTCTGTTGAAAATGAAGGTTTTAAGGCTTCTTTATATATTGCTTTAAGTGATGATATTGGAAACCTTGATAACTCTATATACCTATCTACTTGAACTAGATTACCATTTTCATCCTTAGATACGGCAGTACCTACTTTTTGATTTTCACCTATATGTTCAATAGCAAACTGGAGAATGTATTCAGCTAAAGATTCATTAGCATCCATTAATGCTCTTATTTTAATAGCAATTTTTTTTCTTTCGCTATTCTTGCCATATAATTTATTAATTTTTTCATTAATAATAGATTCATCAACAAATTGACCTTTGCTATATTCATTATCTAATATTTCCTGAAGCTCTTTACCTTCATCTAATACTTTATTTACTTTGGAATTTTTATCTAGATATTCTTCTTTATGCTCCTGATTATCTATTATATTTTCAGCATCAGCTTTTGCTATGTCACATTTAGTTGCCATCTATCCTCCACATATTCTCATTACTGATTTAATTAAATCTACATGCTCAGAACTATTCTCAACTACTTTATTTAAGCTCATAGGGTCCTTTTTATTAATATATTCATGGTATTTCTCAAAGAATTTCTCAATAATATTTGGCTCAAGCAAGCTAATTTCTGTTTCCTTTTTACTAACTGAAGGGAAAATTTTAGGATGCTGAGTTCCTTTAGTTAACTCTAATTTTTGGTTTAATGTTAAATAACCTCTTAAAAATGAAATGGTAGCAGCTACTTGAGCGACTTTAGATAATCCTTTAAACTTACTATCCCATTTTTCTTTCCATGCAATAAAATCATCATTTCTATCAATTGTTTGAGGACCTAATTTTTTAAGCTCTTTAAGCATTCTATACAATTCAATCCCCATTCCAGGTTGTTTAGTAGTTCCTTTTATATATTTTGTACCAGCTTCAACTTCAGTTTTTAAATATGCTGCTTCGTTGACACCATCCCAATTACCACTTTCTAAATCAAAATCTTTAGCTTGTATCCATGTATTTTCTAAATTAGCTTCAAGAAAATCTCTTCCATATTTATGAGCATTTCTATGCACTCTATCTGATATTTTATAAGGAGTTCCATTAAACCCAAACATATTATTTTCTTTTGAAATTTTTTGCCACATTCTATAAGGAGCTACTGCAACAAGTTCATATGGTGTTAGCTGCCTGTTTTTAACATTAGCTGAAAATATAGTAGCTTCACCTTCTTGCACATTAAAAGATTCTCTATCTAAAGCTTTATCATAAACTTGTTCGCTTATACGAAGAGTATCACTTAATCTAAAGTTACCTTTTTCAAAGTTATAACCTCTTCTTATGCTAAGCACTTGCTTATAGTAATCAAGTATAGGTTTTACCATAGACATAAATCCATCTGGTAGAGGTCCTTCGAATAAATTTTCAAGTAATTTATCTTGGCTATAATTCCAATCATATAATAAACCAAATTCATTGTTATCAACAGCTGCTTGCAGCCATATTCTAAGGTATTCTGCGAGTGTTCCGTCCCAAGCTCCCTTTTTACCATCAAAATAAGCCTCAGGAAACTTTACCTTATCATCAGGTTTTCTTATTTTAATCTCAATACCTTGAAATTTAAAACTATTAAATGTATTTGATAACATACCATATACGGCATTTACATTTGCTATTTCAGCTATAGCTATTTGACCAGCTATTAAAGAAGATATTGTATCTAATTTTTGTTCCTTAGTTGATATTTTCCTAGGTGTTTTAGATTTAAAAAGATTAAGATTTAAAGGTTCTGTTTTTATAGTGTCCATATAACCTTTATAAACTTCAGTTGTTTCTTCGTCTAGTAATTCTATATGAACCTCATCTCCGTCACCGTCACCTTCTAGTTTCAATCTTAAATCATTTATATTTATTTCAGCTAATGACCTTCTTGTATGGAGATTATTAACCCTAGCCATATATGCTCCACCAGCATAGGCTACTGGAGACCTTGTTACCATTACATATATATTATTTATATAATTTCCTTTTTCATCTTTTTGTGAAAGCCATTTATTTATTTCAGTTATTTTTAAATCACTTGCAGGTTTACCTATTTTACTTGCTATTAATTTTTTAATACCTCTAGAGTTTTGTATAGCTAATCCAACTTCATTTTCATCTAACTGACCTGTAACATCCATAGACACATCATATATAGAACCTATAGATTGGTCAATGTTTAATGCTGGTAAAAGAGATTGAGTTTGAACAAGAACATCTAATACATGCTCAAGAGATGGGTGAACACCCGCTCCCAATCCCGCTAATTCTAATGCTGTAAGAGCAAAACCTACATTTTCTCTACCTGAATTATCCTGTAAAAACTTTAATATACCTTTGGCTGAGTTTAAATCTCCATCTAAAATACCCATACTTAAAGATTCTGTAACAGCATTTCCTATAACTGGACCATATGTTTTTATAAATTGAGATATAACCTTAGGGTCTTGAACGTAGTTATACCATTGCATTATATGTTTAACATTTTGTTTGCTTGTTTCATCAAATTTTATAAACCCAATAGATTTTCCAGGAACTTCCATAGAACCAAAAGCAAATGCTTCTGAACCTATTTTAATTTCATCATCTGTAGCTAACATATGAACTATAGCACCTTCTGAATCTCTTATAACTCTATTATTATCTACTGTATATAGAATTTTTTTAGTCGATTTACTTTTTATCTTAAGATGTCTTCTAGCTAATACATGTTGATGTTTTATAGCTATAGCATCTATGCCATCGTTATGATATATAACTGTCTTAGCTTTAGCAGTTGTTCTAGCTAAACCAAAGTATTCATAAAACAAGTCGAATAATGATTGAGAGGTTAGAGTATTACCATCTCCTATATATATTTCACCTAAGCCTGGAACATTCTGAACAGCATCATACCCATCAGGATTTTGCTCTGTTATAAACTCAATATCATTAGGGTCTATCCTATCTATTCTGATTGGAGGCATTTCTTTGTTTATAGTTACTGGAGTGAATGGTATTTTAATTCTTTTATATATATTAGAAGGATTTCTATCTAATAAATATTTAGGAAATACTTTAGTAAGTGCCTCATGTATAGCTATAGCAGCTGCTCTATCCATATCAGTTCCTGAAGTTAAGTCAGGTAGTAAACTTTCTAAATATTCTAAATCTTCTGTAGTATTAACTAATGATTCAAATTGTTTTTCCCAATACTCATTGACATTTTTACTGCTATTTTTATGGTCGTCTGTTATTTTAACAAAACCAAGTGTATCAGAATCACCCCTTGAAAATGCAATAGTATAGTTCATAGTCCTAAGGTAGTTTTCTAATCTTGTTAATTCCTCTTTATTAAAAAATCCATATTTTTTTCTCCAACCTTCTAGTAGTTGACCCCTAGGCCCATGTTCTATGTAATTACCATTATCGTCTTTGACAAGAAAATTGCCGTAAACATCTCCACCGCTTATAAATTTAAATAAGTTCATCTCATTGTTAGATTCAAACAATGTAACTTTTTCATAGTTATTATTGCTATTCTTAGTAACTACATTTTCTGGTCCTTTTTGTCTAACGTCTATTTTAACTAAATTCCAGCTTTGACTTTTTCTGTCGTATTTAGTAGTAACTTTTACAAAGAAATTATCTCTTTCGTTACTAACTCCCATATCTCTATTTGTTCTTACGGTACTATATTTAACTCTACTATATATCTTTTTTAATTCACTATCTTGGGCAGGAGTTATTTTTAAACTAACAGAAAGATAGTCTGTTAACAAATCTTTCCATTCATTGTAAGACTTAGCTCTTTTAGCCATTATATATATTGCATCTACTTGAGAATCGGTGATAGATATTTTTAATGCTTTGAAATACTTTAAATCATTAAGACTAAGAACCTTTTCACTAGTAACCCCATTTTCAAGCATCTGACTAACTGATGAACCTTCAGCCCAATCAGTATACTGCTCTTGAAGTTCTTCATTTATAATATCTTTATTTACCCATTTATATTTCTTTTTACCTAAATCTCTTAAGCTGCTATCTTTATTTAATTTATTTTTAAATTTGTTTTCCCACCATTGTTCAAAAGCTGGTACAAGTTGTTCAGTTATTACATGGTTCATTACTTCTCTAAAATCTTCAATATCTATTTTATTCTTACCAGAAATTGCATTCATATTTCTCCATGCACTATCAAAGAATCCTTTTATAATTCTATATTCTTCTGTTCTTACATTAAGATTTTCTAATTCAATCTTGGTTTTAAGATTAGTTTCCAAGGATTCTACTGATGTAGGTACATCTTTTGCAGCTTGAATAGTTTGTAATTTCTTTTTCCATTTAACTGGAACAAGCTTTTTGTCATCTGTAATAGTTACCTTATATAAAGGAGTAGCTGACCATTTAGGATAAACTAACTCTATTTCAACACCGTTTAATTTATCTTTAGAAACATTGTTTAAAGCTTTTTTAAATACACCTTCAATTATAGGTCTATCAAATATAGCATGTTTATTATAAAGGTATTTTTTTACAGCATCTGTTTCATCTTTAAATTGTTTTTCAATAAGTTTTTTTAACTGCTTGTTATGCTCTTTAATAACACTTATTCTATCATTAACTTCTAAGCTTTGTAAATCTACTATGTATTTTACATCACCAGAACTTAATATATTAATATTCTTATCGATTGCAATTTTTTCAATTGAAATTTCTGTAATAACAGATTTATCTCCCCATTTTAATGTAAAAGATGAAGATTTTTGAGAAAGCTTATGATTTATATTATGATGTAGCAATATATTATTTCTACTCTCATTTATTACAAAATCAAGTATTATATCTTGAGCTTCTGAAATATCTTTTGCAGTATTTTCAGATAAATAGGAATTTGAGTATCCATATAAGCTATTACTCCAGCCAACTACTTTAAGTGCATTTATCGCAGAATCTATAGCATTTGGATTTTTAAAATCTTTTTTATTCTTTAAAAACCACTGTGTAATTTCTTCAAAAAATTCAGTTTTAAACATTTCATGTCGATTAACTACATCATGCAAATTTTTCCATTGATGTTCTTTTTTATTAGCATATACGCTCATTGCAGCATCATTTCCTTCTATTAAAGATATGGCGCTGCCAGTATTAATATATATTTCTTTACCAGGTTTAGTTACATTTGAATGCAAAATACTATGCATTATTAAGTTCTCAAACCAGTTATCTGTTATTGAGATTTCTTTTTTTGCGTTTATTAACTCAGGTATATTATCAACAACATTTTCTAAATCAAGAGCTTCTTCTTTCCCTGTTAATTCTTCCATAGAACTATAATTTGCATTAGCAAATTCAGACAATAAAGCTATAGTTGAAATTTTTCTACTATATTCTTGGTTATAATATTTATATCTTTTTAAAAGTTCCTTTAATAATACAGGACGAGCTTCTATTCCAATAGTTTTAAAAGCTTCGTAATTTTCAATTTCATTTCTATCTTTAATATAACCTTGAATATAATTATTTAAGTAAGAAGATGCATCTCTATAGGTAAGATACATTTTATTTCTATTTTTCTTAAGTTTAGCTGATGGTTTTCCATTTTTATTAATTAAATCTGAAATTTGTTCAACATCTTCCATTATTCCAATTATCATATCAGTAGATTTAATTGCTTTATATATAGAGTCAGGATTATATACAAATTGAGGCTTGGAATACTCTGGGGTTCTTTGTTGATTATCTAATTGTAATAAAAATCTGTAAAAAGAATTTTTTTTATTTGGAAAATTTATAAAAACATCTTCATTATTTTTAATATCATAGAATCTTTCTATACTTTTTACTGGCTCCGAATATCCATCTTCTCCATCTTCAAATTCAATATTACTAACTGGTTTTCTTGCATAGTAATTATAAAATTCAAGCAAATCAGCTCTTTCTTGGTTTGTATGAGGTTTGTAATTACCATACCCAACCATAAGCTCCATAATATATTTTTGTATTTTAAGTTCTTGAAAATCAGTATATTTTCGACCTTTTAAATTATCAAGTCTATGTTCTAATTCCGATATAAACATATCTACTGACTGGGGACCATATGCATCTACTTTAGGATTTGAATATTCTATATGCTCATTTAAATTTACAAGTCTATCTATAACTAACTTAACGTGTTCTAAGGTAATTTTATTTTTTTCTAAATCAGATTCTACAATATCTAGTTTAAATTGACTAATAAATGTATCAACAATATTTCCTATATTTTCGCTATAATCCATATCAAATTCAAATTGATAATTACTTAACTTAAATTTGTAAGGAATTCCTTCGAATATACTATTTTTAAAACCTGCTTGAATTTTTATTGTATCTGCTCTAAAGTAATTATTTATTGGGTCATTTGCAAATTTCTTTTCATTATCTAAAGTCCGCTTAACTTCTAGAGATTCTATTGTATTTTTTTCTAATAATCCTAATAAATTTGGGATAGGTTTTTTTGCATCTAATTTAACTTTACCCTTATTAAGATTAGCTTTTTGTATAACGCCTAATATTTCCATTAAAACATCAGATTGAAATTCATGTAGCAATACTCTTCCTCCTCCATAAGCTACTGTATACCATCCTAATGGACTTCCAGATTCTGGTCCAAATTTACCATCTTTAGTTTTTAACTCAGGAAATGTATGACCAGCTTTGTAAGCTCTATCTTTGACTATTAAAACTCTGTGAACTTCAGGTCTTGCTTCATTTATTGGAGAATCAAGGTCATCTCCAGGTTCATAAGTATCTTCCTCTGCTAATTCAGGGAAAAAAGCTCTATAATTTAATGCTTCACTGTAATTTTTTGACACTACATAACTAAGACCTAATTTTTTATTAGTATAAAGTATATAAGCATTAATTATATCTATATTTTTCATACTATTTACTTTAATAGTTTTAGCAAACTCTTTTATATTTTCTTTCTCACCTTTTCTAATTCCAGGCCATGTGTGTAAATCCTTTATATTAGAAATACCATTTGGGTCTTTTAATTTTTCATTATTTACAAATCTAAATCTAAATTGTATCTCTCCACTTATTGTCTCATTTGCTTTAACAAGTTTTTCTATATGCTTTTCATTTAGTTTAACTGTTTCTGGTAATCCTTTAATTACTCTAGATTTTATCTTAGCTATAATTCTATTTTTATTACTGGGTATTAAATCTCCCTCTATTCCAAACCTATAATTCATAGATTTTTGTATAGCAGTTCCTTTATATTTATCTTTTCTATGTGGGAATCTTTTATTACTTATTTTTATTATTTTATTAATAGCTTTATCTAAATCTTTTTGACTTTTAACAGACCTAACTACTCCAGACATGTGGTCTATAAACGCATTTTCTTCTGCAATTATAGCTGCTTCAGTTTCATTTTCAGCTATTTCTACAGATGCAATATCAACTTCTCTAGTAGCTATTTCTATTGCTTCATCTTGGAATGCTTTATCACCCATATCTATAATATATTTATTATCATAGTTAACTAATATATCAGATATTTCTTTAAGTGTAGTAGATGGGGTTAAAAGATTATATGCATTGTCAAACTTTTTAATACCATATTTATCCATTATATAATTAAAGAATCTTTTTATAGCAGTCCATATTTTTCTTAATGGATTCTTTTTATTTAAAGATTCTAATTGTTGATAACTTTTTTTAGAAAGTTTATCTAAAGCATGAGCTATAACTTCTTCTCTTATGCCCTGCTCATCTAATTCTCCGTTCGCTATTTCATTTCTATATGTAAACTTTATGCTTTCAAGCAATGTATTATCAGCAGCTATAGCTTCTTCATATATAGAATTAAATAATTCTGGCTTATCTTTTGCTAACATTGATATAAAAGGATGTGAAAATTCATGAAAAGGAGCGTCTATATCTAAATCTGGATTATCTAAATTTAAAATTACAGCATTAGTATTAGGGTCATATTTAGCAACAGGCTCTCTTGCACCTGAGTTTTCAGTTGTAATGTTGATTTTACCATCAAATGTTTTAAATAATCTCTCAGCAACGTCAAGAGTTTGATTAATCTTTTCTTCTTTTGGGCTTACTCCTTCAATAGCTTCATCAGTTACTTCTAATGGTAATTTTTTCTTTTCAGGAGCTTTCTTTTTAGCTAATATTTTTTCAAGTTCTTTTATTCTATTTTTAATTCTTAAGCTACCTCTATCTCTTTCTGTAAGAATTGGATAGTTTTCAGGCTTTCTTTTTCCTTTCAAAATCTCAAGCTCTTCTTCAGGAGACTTAGCATCATAAAAAGCATCTTCAGCCCAACGATGTTTCTTCCAAGAATCCTTAACTTCAGGAGCTTTCTTTTCCTCTGTTTTTCTACGTTCTATCTCTTTTTCGAGCAAGGATAGTCTTTTTTCTGCAAATTTTCTTTGAGTAGACCCTTCTTCAGTCTTAGGTATTGAAGCCTTTAATTCGTCAATATTTTTAATTATTGTATCTGTTGGTGTTTTAGCTAATGATACAGAAGACTTTCTTTTAGTCGGTTTACCCTTTGTTTTTTTAGTAGGTCCATCTTCAAATAAAGTAGGCTGAACTACATCAGGACCCTCTGTATCAGAAGGTGTTAAAACATCAGGACCTTCTTCGACAGTTATATCTCCTTTGCCAACAACTAATGGTTTTTGATTAACATCTGGACCTTCTATAGCAGATGGTTTGTTTTGATTTTTAGGTGGACCTTGAGGATACAATGCATTATTTAATTCTTTTCTTTTTGCAGTAAAATTATCAATAGGATTAGGACTATCTGGACCAAATGTCTCATCAAATGCAGTTAATAGTTTATCAGGAGAATGACCTCTATCGGTTAATATCTTGTTATCATTATCTTGTTTTATTAAATTTATAATTTCATCAGGATTACTTGAAGTCTTATCGAACATATCATTATATGTAGTTCTAGCACCGTCATCTGCGTTCTGTAATTTTTCCATCATAAATGCAGCTATACCCATTTGGATATTTATATTATCGTTTTCAACTGATACATTTTCATTGTCTAAATTTTTAAATACTTGCTTTTTCTTATTTTGATTATCAAGAAAATTCATTATAACTTCATTGTCTTCTGTATTGTCTAATTTATATTTTCTATAATTCTCATCTATTGTTTCTAATGTATTAGTTAATTGTTTGTTTCTTCTATTTGCTTTATATTTTTTATTATATACTTCTTCATCTTTTTTAAATAACTTTCCATCATTATTATATATTTCTACAGAAAAAGTTCCATCATCATTCTGAACTACTTTAGTACTACCATTTCTTATATCTCTATATTTCCATGCTTGAATTTGATTTATATTGGCAGCTTCTTGCTGATTATATGTATTGGCTACATTAAATGCATCATCAAATTTAGCAAAGCTTGTTTGGAGAGATTTACCTTCTTTGTCTTTTAACTTACTCATATCAGCCTTAACTGATACTACTCTTTCTCCATCTTTTTTAGTAGTATTATACCCTACTACATTGTATGTCTTTCTATTTTTATCATCAACTCCTTTTTCAACCGCATATCTAACACCTTCTTGTGTTTTAGATTTTTTAAGTATATCTCTATTAATTGCTCTGTCACCAAGAGTAGTTATACTTTTAGTTGCTGTAACTGCAGATATAGGAGCAGAACCTAGCATACCACCAGCTATTTCATCTCTAAGCTGAGTCCATCCTCCATGATGGTCCCAAAAATCAGTAGGAGGATAGTACATTTCTTGCAATCCATTAATAATCCCTTTTCCTGCTAATTCAGGTGTGTAAGTAGAAGCAATTGCATCGTTAAAACCCTGCAAGACTTCTTCAGTTGCTTCAGCAGACATTTCAGCTAAAGCTTTAGGACCACCGTAAGTAAGATATGATTTAACTTTATTTTTAACTCCACTTCTAGGGTATAATAAAGCTTTATTTTTAAGCTTATCGTTCATTCTAGTAAATGTATTATTTGTTAAATATTTAGGATTAAACCTTCCTTTAGGTAATATTTTTAATATTTTACCAGCCATAGAAACTTGTTCTATTAGTGCACCAACTGAAGCTGACCAATTTGCTGTACCTGTAGCAGCGGCTACAGCTTCTTCACCAGATAATCCTTTCATTATGAAATTATTATCATCTATTTTTTGAAATCTATCTTTTAAATAAAGATTAAATAATTCTGTTTTATTAGTAACTGTTCCATTTGGGTTGTTTTCATCAAACAACATAGGATAAAGAGGCTTTCCATTTTTATCTACAGCATTGGTATTAAAATTTCCATCTGGATATTCTTTATTGTATGTTTCCTTGGCTAATTCAACCATACTTAAAAATTGTTGACCATCTAACTGAGAATCTTGCTGAAGTCTTTCATACTCACTTCTTAATGTATTTCCTCCCATTTGAACTGAACTAGCAAGACCACCTGCGGTAACAGCTCCAGCGGTAGCTCCTAAAGCTGTCCCTACGCCAGGAACAAAACTCCCTGCTAATCCTCCAGTAGCTCCTCCTATTTTTGCACTTGCCATACTAAATCCTACAGAACTTCCCACATCGTATCCCATGCTAAGTATCCATTTACTAAATTCTTGAGGGTTATCAAGAGTCTCTAGCTCGCTACCTAACCATTCTGCTGTAGCTCTAGCTTTAGGATTATTTTTAATATAATCATCCCAGGCAGCTATACCTTCATCTAAAATAGCTTTTGTTTCTCCAACGTCTCCCCAATTTAAATCCTTACCAGCAATACCATAAGCATCCATGTTATATAATCTATTTTCTAATTGCTTTAGTTTAAAAGCAGATATGTCTCCTGCGGTAGGTTCATATATTTCCCCAGTAATATCTTCGCCAAAAGCTTGCCCTAATTCAATAACTTTTTCATCACTAAGATTAGCGTATCTGTCAAAATTACCTTCTAAATAAGATTGATTTCTTAAATAGTTAGCGACATCGCTTTGAGTTTTATATTCGGTGTTTTCTATCTCTTGGAGGGAATCAAATAATTTTTTCTTCTCTTCTTCAATTTTACGCTGCTGTTCTTCAAAGGTTAAGTCATCCCAATTATCTTCATCAACACTAAGAAAATCATAGCCTGTTACTTTAGACATTTAATCTCCTATTTGTACAACTTATTATGCAATCTTCCAAATACTGATAACCATTTTTTCAAAATTAATTCCTGGCTTTTTTGACCACCTAAACCACTAGCTAAATCTATATCTTCCATTTCTTCTGATTTCCAGATTTTATCTTTATAACCATAAATTGGCTCATTACTTTCTCTACTAGGAATTACGAGGTCATGTACTTGTTTCATAAGGTCTACCTTGTTCTTAAAACTCTTACCTTCCATTGCATTTATTTTTTTCATTATATCAGTATTTCTAAAACTTCTTTCATTTTTAGCAGACATAAGGAAAGTTTTCATAATTTTATCTTGCAAAGAACTTATTAATTGTTCTTGAGCAGCAGGGTCAGAATAAAGCTCTTCTCTTCCTTCATAGTTTGCAACTCTTCCACCAGCATTAACAAGAAAATCATCGTCATTTTTAAGTAATTGCTCAGTTGAAGCAACATCTTTAAACATAATACTTGCTTCATCATTCCACGATTGTTCTATTCCTTCTTTTTCAGTTTTCGTAGAGGTATCTAAAGCAGCTAATGCAGCATCTACAGCACTTTTATCTACAAACCCATACTTATCAGTAGGTGACATTTTTTCCTTCATTAAAGCTTTACCTAATTGATTAAATTCATTATTTTCATTTAAAAACTTTTCAGGATTTTGCCCTATATAAGCTTTAACATCATCAGTATCTTTTATAGCTTTTATACCTGCTTCAGTACCTACTTTAGCCCAATCATCATGCAATCTAAGTATTTCATTTTGTTTAGATGTTAAATCATTAATTATTTCTTCTTGAAGTGTAATTAAATTTTGAGTGTTATTTAATTGTTCAGCATAGTCTAAAGATGCAGATTCTTTAAATTTAAAGTTTTCTCCATATACAAGGCCTAATTCTTCTAATATAGCCTTTCCTTCTTCTGTTTTACCCTTACCATATTTATCATCTATATTACTCCAATCTTGAGCAACAATATTCCAATTACCTATTTCCTTAACAAGCCTTGCTATCTCTACTTCATTTTCTTCACGTCTATCATGAAGATTTTCTTTTGTTAGATTGTAATTTTTTGTTTTTTCAGCAGCTTCAACCTTAAGTTTTTGAGCTTCATTAAATTGTTGTTGTTTCATAGCCATTTGTTCTTCAGCTAATTTAACATTTTCAAGGTCTTCTAAAACTCCAAATATGCTACCTATATCTTTAATATCACTCATTAAACTTCCTCACCTTCTGGAGAAAAGAAATTAGGGTCTAGTAAAGTATCTCTCATGCTAGTACTTGCTTGCTCAGCTAAACCAATAGCACTCCTTAATTCGCCTATTGCATCAGATTGTTCTAAGGTTTCTTCAAACATATCTGCCCCACCAACACCTCCACCAAAATGTCCTGAGCCTACTAAATTTTCTAATCTTTGTTCGCCAAATTGTCTCCAATTTTGAGGTAATGCAGTAGCTTGTTGTAAAATTGAAGTAGCTTTATCTTGAGTACCTTCAAGCATACCAGCTAATCCAGTTGAAAATAATTGCCTATCTCTATCTATACTTGTCTGCGCATCACTTTTTTTAGTTTCAAGCATAGAAGTAGTATCTCTATAATCTTTCATTATATTAGCACTTTCTCTAGATATATCACCCATATTCATCTCTCTTGCTTCATCAGAAGCTTCAACTGAAGCCATAGCAGGTCCAGAATATGCAATACCAGATTTAGCTAAACCAGCTCTAGCTTTTTCATATTCAGGTATAGTACCTGATAATGCTTTTTGTCTTGATATTCTATTTTCAAGTAAAGATTCTTTTTTTTGTTCTTCAGCTCCTAATAAACCTTCTTCTATTGCAGCTTCTTCAGATTTAAATTCATCTTCTGCACCTTCTAATTTTAATGCTCTTTCTCTAAACCCAGCTTCATCACTTTTTAATAATAAAGCATTTTCACCTGCAGCAGACAATAATTTACTAGCTTCAGTATCAGCTAATCCTGATGTACTTAAAACATCTGAAGCTGAAACAAATTTATCCATACTTGCTAAATCACCTCCGCCAGCCATACCTCTAATAGGGTCTTCTACAACAGCTTCAAACATTGGGTCATACCAATTTCTCCATTTATCTGCAGTCATTCTATCACTGCTCATCTGGTCTGTAGTACCAGCTAAATCCGATGTTACTTGCCTACCTGCACTTTGAGTAAACCCAGTAATATCTTCACCAGGAGTAACTCCAGAAAGCTTTTCTCCTGGACCTTGTTTAACAGCTTGACCTGTATCCCACCAAGCTTCTCCTTTAGCACCATGACACATAAAATCTCCTTACTTTAAGTTTTTTAAAAAAATGGAAGTTTCCCAATCTAAAGATTTATATCCAAATTTATCCATATGTTTGTAATATGGTGAACTTTTATCACATGCAATTAAAAATTTGTTAATACCCTTTTCATTCATTATAGCATCTAAAGTTTCATTGTGATATATACTGTCCATTTTATTCATTTTTTCAGTATGTGACCAAACAAATACAATAGGAGCACTTGCCAATGACCAAACACCGACTACATCTCCTTGCTTATTATATAATGCATGACTAGGATATGGAACGTTATGCCCATTTTTTTCAGCCATTTTATTTACATATTGATACTCTTCTTTAGTTTTTATCTTTCTTACTTCTATCATGTGTTTCTCCTATCCAAATAATCCTTTAAATAATTTACCTGCAACTGTATGAGGTTTAAATAATTTACCACCTAATTGACCTAAAGCCATTTGAGCTAGAAAACCTCCAGGTCCTAAGCCAGATAGAAAATTAGGTTTAATCCCAACGCTGGACATAATTTTATCCTTAGCTTGAGTCATAACTTTATTTTCAAGAGCTGCTTTAGGATTTTGAGCTAAATTTCTTAATTTATCAATCTCACCAAATTTATTTCTAAAATTTAAAGAATTAACTAATCCTTGAGCTTGATTTTGTACATTAGAACGAGCCTTATCTACTAACCCTATATTGCTTAAAATGTTAGATTTATCAAGACCTACATTAGCACTTTTTTGTGGTATAAAATCAGGGATTGCACCGCTAAATCCAGATTTTTTGCCAGATATTAAGTCAGGGTTTATACTTAAATTACCCTTAGCTCTAGAGGGAAGATAATCGCTTGTAAATCCCATTCCAGTTTTTTTATCTTCTGCTATTAGGTTATTTCCGTATTTTCCAAATCCACCACTACTTATTTTATTTACAAATTCTTTTCCTCTTATATTGGCTTGATTCATTAAATCAGATTGAACTTCTTTTGAAACATTTAAAGATTCAACCCATTTCTCTCTATCCTTCACTGATTTATCCATATTTTTTAAATCAGATATATTTTTTAAACCTTGACTTCCCTCGCCTAAACTATCTATGTATTCAGTCATAAGTTCTTCAGGTAATACACGATTACCAGTAGGATTTCCATCTGCATCAAAATTTTGTTCTTTAGCTAGTTTAACAAAATGTTCTTTAGCTTCTTGTGAAAATTTAATTCTATCTTCAGGCTTTCTTAAAGGACCTTTTCCTGGTTTACGAACAAACATATTAATTTTAGGTTCTGTAGAAAAATATTCTTTACCATCACTATCAGTTTTTAATATTTCTTTTGCAGGTAATTTTAAATCTAAATATCCAGATTCAGCTAAAAGCCTTTCATTTCTTTTATTAAGAAATTTACTAGCTTTCATTCCAGTTTCAGTTAAATCAATAGCTTTGCTAAGAGTACTTTGCTCTTCAGGTTTTGGTTGTTCCTTTTTAGGCATATTAGCCCTAACATTTACATAAGCCATTTTAAGTCCTTCTTTGTTGTAGTTTCAGACATAATAATATAGTTAATGCACTTAATCATTCCAATACTTTCTTTTAAAAATTAGTTCCAAAAAATGTTGCATTTTCAGTTGGTGTAGATACTGTTCCTGTCGTTATTTCTAAATAAGGTCTATATGCTGTTGTAGTATTATCAATCTGAGCGCCCATATAAACACCCCAACCCTCATAACCTCTAAAAGCCGACGTATCATCTAGATAATATCTATCATATTCTAACAGCATAAATTGAAAATTTGTAACAGCATTTATATCAGTAATTGCATCTGAATTAAAATTAATAGTATGTGTAGTTGAGCTTCCTGAAGGATTTGCAACATAAGCGCCATAAGTATAAGGAGCATCTATAGTAACATTAGAACTATATGGAGTAGTGTCTGATGGTGTCCAAGCAGGAGATATAGAAAATCCTACAAAATCGTTCCAAAATGGAGAATAATTTAATGAAGTTGACGCATTACTTTTTATAGCAATTATATCTATATGGTCATGCTGCTCAGAACCTGATAGAATATCATCTGTGTGCATATATCCACCCATTTGTTTCCAAGCTACTGCAGTTGCACCAGTTATTGATGCACTAGCAAAATGATATAATGATTGAATACCTCTTGCCCTATATGTAGTTGTAGTACCACCACCCTGACTTGTTGTTTGCGTAACATTATAATTCCTACCACATATTGTTTGCATTGCATCTACTCCAGTAGGTATTGATAAAGGAAACCCCATATCTGTATTAAAATCAGCATCTGTTATTACTGCTGTTCCTAAAGCATTTAACCTACCTTGAATAACAAGATTACTTGCTGAAGCACCTGAAGATGTAATTCCTACATCCTCTGCTGTAGTAACATATAATGCAGTATCAAGATATTTAGCATTATTTATATCTAACGAATTATTCACAGCTATATATTTAGTATAAGTGTAAGTACCATTATTATTATCTTTTAAAGTGTGCATAGTTTCATGATGTGTAGGTAAATAATTTTCATTAAAAGCTATTGGTCTTTTTATAAAAAAAGATTCTTCACTAACTTTAATCTCAAAAGTCCCATTACCATGCTCTTTAAGATAATTAGTATCTACGTTTATATCTAAATTTTTATTAAATCTACTATTAATTCCTGATTCTAATTCAGCTGCAGTTATATTTAAAAACGAGGTGTCTTCAAAGTTCTTTCTTTTAAATAATGTTTTAATTTTATCAGGGATTTCAGCAGTATTAAAAAATGCAAAAAACGTATTATCATTTGAATAGTATCCCCCAACTTTCTTGTTATCTTTTGTAAAATAAACACCTGAACCTCCATCGTTAAATATTTCTAAATTATACATATCACAAAGATTATTGACTATAGAATTTTCGTAATTTTCTATATTGTAAGGTTTACATGCTAATATAACACAATCTTTAAAATAAATACTACTTCCACCTAAATACATTTGTTCTAATGTATAATTGCTTAAATCAGCATCTCCAAACTCTTCTTCATTTGTATACTCACCTGTTGTAATATATTCATCTGTTATTTTTCCTACATAAAAATCTAAATATGAAATATCTTTATTTAAGCTATTATATCCATTATACATACCTAAGGTATCACTTCCAATATTTTCGCCTATATTGGTTATATTAAAGCCATATTCTTGTATTTTAGATTCGCTTGTATATTTTTCATTTATAAAATTCATACCATTTAAGTGTATTGTAAACTCTATTTCACATTGACTAAAATTTTTATTTAATTTAACTAATTGTAAAACTTTAGATAATCTTAATACAACCTCTAAATCTGTTTCTACATTAAGCTCTTGTAATTCTTCATTAATTTTTACACTATTTAAACTAAATTCTAATTGTTTGCTTCCATCTTGAGTATTATCAGGTCTAATTCCTACAATTTTTTCAGGGTTATTCCCTTTTCTTTTACCTACGCTAACAATTCCTTTATTCATTAAAGATATATCGCCTATTGATGATGTAGTATCATTAAAAGTTAAATCTATATCATTTAAATTTCCATTAGGGTCTTTATAAAATAATGGAGCATTGACTGGATAAAGCTTTAATTTATTTTCTTCTACTTGAACTGTTGTTCTGTCTATTGGTTTATACATTAGAAATCTAAACTCGCTACACCATAACATACTTCTTCTGTCGCATCCCAATAAAAAGATAATATATCTCTTTTATTATTACCATCTGTTAAATCAGGCGCAGTTCCACCTGCCCATCTTACAGCTCCTGCAGTTCCTCCGTCATTATTACCTGCATTACCTGCTGAATCCTTAGTAGCATAATTTGCTATAGTTCTTGTAGAGCCATCTTGTTGTACTACTAAGACAAAATTTCCTGATACAGCTGGAAATTGAAGTGTTAATGTTCCCGATATACTTCCACCTGTCATATCTAAATGTGCTTTATTTCCTGTTCTAAAATCAATCGTAACATTAGCTGCATCTGCATATGTACTTCTTGTAAATCCAGCGGCAGAAGTTCCCATATTAATTGTAGTTCCTGTATCTTCTTCTGTTAAATCTAATACAGTGTCATTTCCTACTGTAAATCTTATATTATCAGCAGATGATTCTGATATATGTGTACTAGTACCTCCATCAAAATATAAAGGAGTACCACTGCCTATTATAACACCTGTAGAGCAATTATTAAATTCAATTGTTCCTGCTGAGCCACCTTCGCTTAAAAGTATCATATTTTGGCCACCAACTGTAAGATTTAATACATCGGCAGCTGATTCATATATAGATGTATCGCCTGCTCCTAATATCAATTTACCTGTAGAAGTTATTGATAAATCAGTTCCATCAAATGTTAAATTAGACTCTACCGTTGCTTCATCTGCATCTTTATATGTCGCAACTCCATTTGCTGTAGAACCATCCCATGATATAGTTCCTGTGTTTGTAGTCCATCCTGCGTCATTATTAAATTGACCTAATTTTATTTCGCTTATTAATTTTCTTTTTTGAACACTATCATCTAAATATACCAATTCATCTTCAGAGCCAACTACATCTGCTGTTCCATCAGTTAATTCAGTTAAATCCACATTAAATGTTGTTGTTGATAAATCTAATAAACTACCTGCACTATAAGTTGTATTATCATTTTCAGGAACAACCCAAGTTCCATCTTTTCTAAGAAATTGATTGCTATGAGTTCCACTCCCTGCTGCAACTAATCCTGCTGCATAAGAATTACCAGATGCCATTACGCTGTAAGTTGCAGTTGTATAACCATAATCTTCAATTTTTTCTTTAATAGCTCCTGCTGTCATTAAAGATGTATCGTTATCTGTAAAACTACTACCTGTATGGACTGTTGTAATACCTACTGTTCCGCTTGTTGCATCATCAAATGTCCAAGTACCTGTAGTTGTAAATCCTGCTGCGGTTATAGTTCCTGTTGTTGAATCATCTGCATTATCTCTTAAAAAATTAGTAGGTATAAGTTGGTCACCTGTATTAGTCCCGCTTAAGTTACCTATATTTGTTAAATCACCAACTGACAAAGAACCAGTTCCAGTAATATAATTCCCAGAAGCTTGACCCCCTATATCAGACAATACTTCAGCTCCTGTTCTAAAGCCTACAAGTCCATTATTTGAATCATCTATTACTAAAAATTTATCAGTATCAGAGCCTGGGTTTTGAACTAAACCTAACCATATATTTCCACTACTATTCATTGATAAAGCTTCATAGGAATCACCAGATGATGGTGTTAATTCGCTTATTTTAGTATGATTAGATGAAGAACTTCCGCTTACACCTTTATACATAATTCTAAATTTATTTGCAGAAGAATCTAATCCCATGCACCAAGATGCAGTAGTAAAAGTTTCAGGATGTCTTCTTCCAAATGATATAAATTGGTCATATACATTACTTGGTGAGTAAAATCTTAAATGAGCATGACCAGTATTTTCTATAAGAAATGTAGGGTCTTTTGCTTCATCATCTGCCATATCTGTAGTATCTGTTCTTTTAAAATATGCAGGAGTAGTTATATCTGCAAGATTATCTTTATCTACAGATATTATTTTATTACTTTTATTTCCAGACTTACCAACAAATACTATACCATTATCAATACTTAAATCCCCTTCTTTAATAGGCTTGACACCTATAGGTAGTTTGACAGGTTCTTTATGTTCAGCTGTTCTAGGTCTATATTGAGTAAGTCTAGAAGAGTACCATTTATTGTACCATTTATAAAACAAAAAAATACCCTGACCAGGTATTCTTCTTACTTGAAAATCTCCGTCTCTTCCAGATGATTGAGAAGGATAACCAGTTTCTCTGCTTATTATTTTTTGTTTATTCTGTAATAATGATTTTAAATTTTTCTTATTCATTTAAACTTGCTATTCTTGTATCTCTATATTTTCTAAAAATTATGCCTACATCATTTATGCTAAAATCATTTTTAATAGCAATACCTTCTATTTTAAGTTGAAAATTATATATATTTTTTAAAGGCTTTGGAAGATATTTAACTATTTCAACATTTTGTGTTTGATTTGTATTTTGATAACTATTATTTATTGTAATTAAAGTTCCAAAATTTTCATCTAAATTAGTTCTATATTTAAATCTTAATGAAAAAAAAGCATTAGATGTATTAGTATTAGTAGAACCTTTATTTAAATTAATAATAATTCCTAATATAGATTTTTTAGCATCAGCAGCTCCTAAGTCAGTATATTTTGTTGTCATTTTAAAGTTACTAGTACTAGTTGCTATATCATTCCACGTTTTAAATTTTATTTCTTTAGCCATTAATGTATAGGACCTGGATTATCAGGACCTCCTCCTCCATTAGCTTCTTCAGACAAATAACATAGCTTACCTAAAGAACCTGTATTTTGAAAATTAGTTATAGCATTATTTACACCAGCATAAAATCTTTTTACTCCTTTAGTCCATGATTCAACTATTAAAGAATATATATAGCAATCAGCATCTCCTGTTGTAGAGTATTTATTTTTCTTTATAACAATAATTTCTCTAGTATATGCATCATATCCAACAATACTATCTTTAGATATAAATGAAGCCCAATCGTCTCTATTAATTATTTGTTGCGAACTATCATCACCTTTTCTTATAAACAAATCTTTAAGCTCTTCTCCATTATATATCCAGGCTCCTCTATCGTTAGCCCAAAATATACCATTGTCTGTAACGCAAAAATGATTTTTATTTTCTATACCTTTCCACTTATGTCTTTCTTCTATAAAAAATTCAGCAGCTATACCTGTAGATATATTAAGTATATAGCATATTCTTTTTTTAAATTGCAAAACTTTATCTCCATAAGAAGTTAATGCAATAATTTCATCACCATCTGATATATCTAAATCTAAAATATTAGCAGGATATGGAAAAGAATCTAATGCATTTACGGGACTAACTACCATTCTATCGTTATAATATTCATATGAATAGCCATTCCAAACTCTTATATTTCCTACAAAAGCTCTTCTACCTGCTATACAAGCTGCTTTAAAATCTACATGCAAAGTATTATTTAACGGAGAAAATCCATTAATATCTTCATATGATTTTGTTTTAGGCATTTGAGTATATTCTATATCATAAGTACTTCCATTCCATAAAGTAATATTATTATTATCTGATGCTGTAGTATTACTATCACCTATTGAAGCATCACCTGCTGTTGTCCACTCATATTTACTTTCAAGCCCAGCTGTTGAATCTGTAGTATCTACAACAGAAGCTTTTATAAAACCTCTATTAAAATCAAATTTTCCTAAATTCCAAAATGTAGAATTATTTTCTTCCGAATGAGTATAGTATAATCTTATTCCATTTATTCTTGCATCATCAAAGCATTTTTGTCCTAGTGAATTTGAAGGTTTAAAAAGAACTCTTAATTTTAATGTTTTAGCATTGTCATCACTATCAAAATAACCTGATGCTGATGGAGGAGAACTGTCAAAATAATGTGTAGGTAATGTTTCGCTACCATCATCGTAACAAGCTACTGCATATATCTTAATACTACCAGTCCAATCTATACCACCACTACTGCCCTGATGAAAATGTACTTTCATTAATGTATCATTACCAGTTATTGCATGACCAGTAGCTCTTAAATTATCTGTACTTGCAACTACTAATCCTTTTGTAGTTCCTGTATAATTCCATATTTTAGCTTGATGCCCTATAAAAAATCCCTTAAGATTTCCTGTATAATTAAAAGAATCTCCAAAATGATTGCTTATATCTTTATATCCTAACCATTGAGTTGGATTTGACCACATATTACCTAATAAACTATTGTATTGACCATCATTTATATCGTGTGTTTCAAATAATGATTCTAATTGTTGTTTTAAACTAAAATTAGTTTCACATATTCTTAAAACATTTCCCTCATCATAAAACAAAGGGTCTGACTCTATATTATTATATGAATACCAATTTAAATATTCATTCATATCATTATTATTTATAGATGAAATTGTATTAGCATATCTTGTTATCCAACTACTTGAATAGGTACTAAATAGTTTAAAAATTAAAGGCTTAACAGTAGTATTACCTACTGGTAAAGTTGTATTTGATTGTGATATAAATGCAAACTGCTCATCATCTACTCCTATCGATGCAGAATAATTAATAGCATTAGTTTTCCATTGAAGAGATAAGCTGAATTGATAATTTCTACCAGCTGTATCAGCTTTTATATCTAAATAATATCCAGGATATGTATCTCCTGAAGTATTTGAGTCTGCAGTTACAGAACCAGATGTATAGCCACTTAAAGCATCTATATCTGATTTTAAAGCAGTTAAAGCTGCTTGATTAGTACTATGATAAATTTGAAAATTTTCGATATAAGCATTAGAAATTGCACTTCCTGTTCCTTGAAAATCTAAATCTAAAAATTGACCAGACAATGGATTACCTTTTAAAACAAGTCTATGTGTTTCTACATTATCTTCTGCATCTCCAACTTCTAAATCTGTATTTCCTCTTATAACCATTGCTCCGCCATAAGGACCTAGTGAAGTTACATTAAAAGTTTCTAAATTATTTTCTTCATAAGAATCTCCTTCTCCATCAATAAATCCATAAGCATCTTTATCATCTAATAAATGAACAGCTGCAGAAATTCCAGTGCTACCAGCTTCTCCTCCATTAGAAGATATGGATGCATCTGATGTATTGTAATAAGTCATTTTACAATTAATTTTTCCAGATTTAGCTCCTACAGTTCTTGGAAATAATCTAATCATATCATAAAATTCTGCTGAAACATGCCAATCATCACTTCCATCTCCACTAGCACTAGGAGGAGAAGGAACAGCTTCATCATAATCAAATAAATTACTATCTCCAGTAGTGTTTTCTACAAATTGAGCATAAAATCTATCAGAAGCAGAACCACCACTATAATTGTTTATTTCATAAATTAATTGAGATTGAAATGCGCATACCATTTTATAATATTCTCCGTATAAAGAAAAGATTCCGTTATTTGAAGGCCATGGAGAAAATCCTGGTACATACGGATATGTAGGAACTACAAATGGGCTATATTCAGGTGGGACTTGCATATCTCCGTAAAAACCTTTATAGCCATCCCATTTATAAAAACCCATCATATCAGTATTTCGCATACTTAATGTTCCATTTGGCTCGTTATTATCACTAGAATCAAATATAGCTGAAAAAATTAAATTAGGATTATTGTAATGACTAGTCAATTCATCAAACCAATCATTATCCCAAAAAAAATCAGACCTATAATAATCTTCAGAACCTTGAACATTGTTTGTCCAAATTTGCCAGCCATTAGTGTACCAATCTGGTATATTAGACCATGCAGGTTGTGCATCAATTATATTATTGTCACTCCAATTATTATTTTGAATTCCTGCTGCTCCAGGATGAAAACTGGATGTATCGCTATTATACCAAGAATTTCTTAATATTCTTCCTATCATAGCACTATTTTTAGGTCTTCCACTAGGTATAGAATATAAATCATCAAAATCAGAACTTCCGAAAGATTCACTAGTACCTTTATATATATTTGTTTGAACAGTATTATTTTCAGAAACACTACCACCTGAACCTACTGATGTAGAAAAATTAGGAGTTCCATCAGAATGTATAACAGTAAACTGGTCAGTAATAGCTGTAGTATCTATAAATAACTGAAACTTTAAATAACCATTTTGTATATTACTTGAGCTTGGAAAAGCCCATACTAAACTTTCTATGCTAAAAATAGCTTCTGAAAGACTACCACCTCCACCGTCTACTATATTTGTTAAAGTGTGATACGATGAAGTTGGTGAGGCAGGCATAAATGAATTATCACTTGTAAATCTGTAGAATCCATTACCAGGAATTATTTTATCAGCACTAACCTGATGCACAGATGTATCTATTCTAGGCTGACCTATTACTTTAGCAACACCAACTTTAGATACATTGACATCATCTAGTTCTACCCATTCACCTTCCTTTATATCTTTAGGGTCTGAATGAGAGTTTATTCCTTTGTCAAATTTTCCTAATTTCCATACCTCTTTTGACATAACTATTTTTTTATCTTATCAATAATAGGTTTTAAAACCATGTCAAATATTAAATCATCTTTTTTAGATGGACTTAGTTTTATACCTTTTTCAAGCACGTACAATGCAAGTAAAAACCACTCCCAATTAGCACTAATTAATGATAACATATTATCTCCTTTTTATTTTATTTTAGCTATTCTACATCCACAATTTTTACAACATACATATTCTTGTGGAGGATGAGAATCTTTTTTTAATAAAGCAACATTTTTTTCAATCTCTTCTATATATTTACCTTGCTTAGAAGTTATTTTATAAACTTGATTTAATTGTTTTTCTAAATCTTTTACATCCATTTTTTTAATTTTTTCAATATAGGTTTTAATTCTTTCACTATCTTATCATCTTTTTTAGATTTTGTATTTTTAGCTATAATTTCTAATATAAATATTATTAGCCCTATACCATTTTTTAAACCCTTTTTAGCAAGCCATTTTGCTATTATTGCTTTTATCATAATTACTCCTTTATTTTAGCGTATAAAGTTATTAAACCAACTGTTATACCAATAGCTAAAGATACAAATGTTAAAATGGGATTCAAAACCTTTAAAAAGCCTATTAACGTTGAAAAAAAGCTAGTACCTATACCAAGCTCTGGGTAACTAGATAAAACTCTTAATGTGTCCTTCATTCGCACCATCCTTCATCTTCATCAAAATGTAAATCAAATAATTCAAAATTACATGCATAAATAAACACCCCTATAAATATTAAAAATAATATTAGTAAGAAATAAATCATTTTATATCTTTACAATCATCCCATTTTTTTAAGTCTAACATTGGTAATGGTTTTTCTATCATATGGTCTTTCAATTTATCATTTTGTATTGCTACTTTATTTCCACCTTTAATAAAAGGCTTTCCATTTGTACATCCTACTTCATAAACAAATAATATTGTTTTCCAAAATCCTACTCTAACTACTCTTGCAGGTCTACCATCAAATATAATTACATCATCTGTATTTAAATCATCTCCTGCAAATACTTTAATAGCTTCTATTGCAGATTCAATAGTATTACGTCCTATTAGGAATAAGAAGCCTACTGCTGCCATCCAGCCATACTGCCCAATCAAACTCTCTATTGCTTCTTGTTCCATTTATCTCCACTATTTATTTCCGTCTATTAACTGACCCCACACTCTTGCTTTCCCATCTATTATCTGTACTACATCTACAGTAAATTTACCATTATCATAATAATCAACTATTGCAAAGGCATGAGCCCAATTAATCTTTCTGTTGTTAAGCCAAGCATTAGTTTCAGGAGACATGTCTTTTAAGCACCCAATACTCCAAGCTCCTATTGGTCCATCTTTATGTGTAGCAGACATATGTTGTAAATCATGCCAATGTCCATACATAACATTGCAACCAAGTTTTCTTAAATGATTAGCTGTATGATATTGACCTCCATAATGATTACCATGATAAAAACTAAGTTTTCCAATATCTAAATATTCTCCATTAGGATGATATTCATAACCTCTATCTTTTAAATTTAATGCATTGGGCACTAAATATTGAGGCAAATAAGGATGTTCTTGAACTGTAAAATTAAGCCATTGTTCGTGGTTACCTTCTACGAAATGTCTTTCTTTGCATTTAACTTTATCTAGTGCTTCATCGATAATGTCCATACCTGCATTAACATTCTTAACATCTCTATCAAAATCATCTATTAAATACTCCAATGGAGGTTTTTGTTTACCTCTCCATTTATGTTTAGAAAAAGCTTCCCATTCTCCAGTATCTCCTAAATCGACATATATATTAGGCTTAACTAATTCTATCGCTTTGCAAACTGCTTTTATAGCTGGGATGTCTGCACAGGGAAAATGTTTATCAGGAGTTACTACTGCTCTTTTATTTAACATTAGTCTCTTATCTCAAAATGTGGAAAGTCGTCAAATTGATTATCATCAACTTCAAAATTCATATTCCAGTCTCCTCCCCAGCGAAGAGTATAACCCATCCTGCGAGCCATCCCAAGGACGAACCCAGCAAAAAGGTGGAAACGTTCTCTATCATCCCAGTCAATAGGGTAAGGAGCGACATCAACAGCGTTACTAGGGCTAGAATTATGCCTACCTTTTGGGTAACGTACTTTAGTTTTTCCTTCTTCATAGAGTTTATTTTGTCTTTCCTTGCTTCTATGTCCCTCAAGAACACTGCAATCCACATATTTAATTACTTCGTTAAATATTTCCTGTAATCTTTCATCACAAGTAGCAAGTCTTGCTTTACTGCTTTTACCAAATCTAGGCATTTTTTTTCTCCTTTTTCTTTGGTTTATCTTCCTTTAAAAAATTAGCAAATTCTATAGCTCCATCAACTTTATTTAAAAGTTCTTCTCTTTGAAGTAAAGCATCTTCTAATTCATTTATTTCAAGTTTAACTTGCTTTCTTTGGGCAATCAAATTACCCAACTTTTCTTCAATATCCATCGTCTCTCCTTTTGGTTATTCTACAAACGTTTCACTACTTGCTAAAGCTTGTGCTTCAGACTTTGTCAATATACTAAAATTAGGATATGCTTTATTAGCTCCTAATGCTATAAGTTCTGATAGAACTCCATCTTTCATAGACCATTCACCTTTAATAATACAATATGCTTTATCATGTGAATATCTTGGAGTACCTACTTTACCTGCAAATATAATATCATTCCAAGTAGGAGATGATTTATAAGTAATATCCCCAGTATCTTCATCTACTGATTCTACTATAGGATATAGTGCTTTTATTTTAGTACCAACAGCACTATCATATGCACTGCTTGGTAGACAAAAATACATTTCATAATGTGCCATTATCTGTGACTCCTTTTACCTGCGTTATAATTTCTTGTTACTTCTTCTTGTGATAATACTTTATTGTATATACATAAATCATCAATTTCTCCATTAAAAACATCACTAAGTGTTGTATGTCTACCTATGTACATAGTATCTGTAACTGCATCCATATCATTGGAAGCAGCTCCATCATTTGTAGTAGAACCCCCAGTAATTCCATTGATATATAATTTTGTAACCCCACTACCATTATTACTAGGGTCTCCATTAAATGTACCTACCATATGATACCATGTATCAACTAATATTGCACTATCTGTAATTGCTGTGCTAAGATTATTATTTTCCTCTATAACAAATTGAAGTTTATTTGCCGAATCTAACTGAAGTCTCCATCCATCAGTATTATCATTTCTCGATACTATCATTTCGTTAGAAGAATTTAAATGTGATGATTTTACCCAAACAGATACAGAAAATCCATGTCCAACTCCAATAAATGCTAAATCATCATCACCTTTAACATTCATTTGTACATAACTTTTTCCTCCACTAGTACCTAGAGTATTATTCAAACTATTAGTAGTTCTTTGTCTATTCATTAGAAATCCTTGAGAATCTCTTGAACCATCTACTCCTGCTGTGATTAACATTGTTTCTGTAACACCATTTGTGTTAAGGTCATTAGTCCCTTTTCTATCTTGCCATTCAGCAAGACCATTATTTCTCCAATATGCTGTACAAGCTGACCATAATGTAGTATCTTTTTCTACATCATATGCTTTTCCGTCATTATAAAGTGTATTTACTTGAGCTTGATTTAAAGTTGTATTTGCAAAATAGGATATTTCTGTTATTGAGCCTCTTGACTCATAATTACCAGCACTATATCCTTCCATAAATCTATCTACAATTAATTGAGTGTCAGGGTCAGAACCTCCATAAGCCATAGTAGTACTCGTAGTTTGAGCTTCTCCATTTATATAAGCAGTTATACTTGTATCAGCAATAGCAGTGACTACAATATGTAACCATTTTCCTTCAGGAATAACCTCATCTGATAAAGCATTATAAACACCATCTCCATCTCTATAATAAAGTTTTCTATTAGAATTATTATCAACTGCCAAATTCCTATTACTACCAGCACCTATAATAAAATCAAAGGAATTTCCACTTTCCATATTAAAAAGCCAAAAAGAAAAAGACCATGCAGTAGCTAGAGTATCAATTGTAGTATCTAATGTGACATCACTTCCTTCTTGACCTGGAAACCAAGCCAATTGATTATAAGATTGTAATGCTGTTTGTGGTATATCAAGTTGTTGGTCTGCATCTGTCCAGCCTGATGCT